TTCAATGCTCTAACTGTGTCCCACTCTTCGGGAGTCGCGTCATCAATACTCATTCTCTTCCTCCTCTAGCTCTTGTTCAAACACATCCAGTCTGTTGATTAACTTGTCCTCAAACCTTTCCAGTAACTGCTCTGAGGTTATCTGTAGGGCCTCCAGTAGGTCGTCTGGATCAAAGGTTTTCAAGAGGCGTTCCTTAATTTCCTCTAGTGTTAGCGACATAGTCAATCAACTCCTGTAGTGTCTCTATATTATACCATAAAATTTTCTCTTTGTCACACCATTCTGACATAGTCATTTTAGCCCCCTTACGTATCTTCTTGTTGGGTTGCATCAATACGAAGACAAGCTCTTGTTCTCTTGGCAGACTATCTCTGATGCTGGTGTACTTCTTGGTGTCTCCGTCTCTAAAGTATCCTTTACATTCGACGAGAACACCAGAGGCATGATGAACAAAGTCAGGACGATAACTGCGCTGAATGGTGTAGGGGACGGTGAACGGCTCATAGTCAAAACCTTTTAGTATCTTGCTGACATCTTCTTCGAACGTGCTTCTAAATGCTGATTTCTTGGACCTTCGGCTCATTGACCACCTCCGTTAAAAACCTTGGACCTGTGGAGTAAGAAAAGGCACGTAGGCTGGGCCAGCAAGCTTTCTTGTATGCACAGTATGAACAACCTATGTCCAACTTCATGTTACCGCTCTTACCGTCTGGTTTAGCCTCATAACAAACCTCAGGAGGCTCTGGTTGTTTTACCATCTCTTGGACATGCTCAATGCGGTCTGTGATGTCAAAGGCTATGGTCTCATGCACAGGGGCTTGAGTGTCGTCCTCGTCGTACATAAGATAGGTTAGGTGTCCATTTTGTTTGTCCATCGCCAACCATCCAAAGCTTTTTTGATTCTCCGCTTTTGCATATCCTTTAATTTGAGCGACGTATCCAAATGGGTCATCGTAAGCCAGAGTGCCGTCCTTGAATTTCTTAAACCCATACGACGAAACACTTTTAACGTCCGTGACAACACCATCAATTTTACAGTCCATAGAACCCGTAATGCCGTTGATTTCACACTGCTTTTGTTCTGCGGTAACTTCATGTCCTGATGCCCTTGTAAGGAATAGTAATAGTTCTTCAATCAGGTGTCCGTACAGGAACTTAACAAGCGTATGTCCTTGCATTTCTTCTGACTTCTGAACATTGTTGTAGTGGTTCCATAGAAACCTATCTCGCTTTCCTATGTTGGACATGCGAAGCTTACGACCGTCCCAAGCACGTCTTTGACCAAACTCCTTACGCATTAGTTCCTTCACACTTTCTCCGAAGTCGTCAATGCACTGGTCTATGTCAACGTCCTTGTCTACCTTCTTAGTCTTAACAAGCTTGTAGATGTCGTCTACTAGTGTATATACGTTTTTCATTGGTAGCTTCCTACTATACCTGAGACAACCTCTTGGGCCTGCTCTGGCGTACATTTAAACCACTCACTACGTCTTTCGTACAGCTTCTGTAGTTCACTGTGGGCTTCTGATTCTGCAGCACGTCTGTCGTTAACGTCCCAACTATAGTTTAACACATAATCCCTAAAAGGGGAAGAGGTTTGGTAACCGTTGAGTCTGTCTGCCGCATCAACAGCCATTCCAACCTTCACCCACTCAGGAAAATTCGGGTTGACTATAACGTACACTTGACCTTCTGTGCTGCTTTCGTACTTCTCAAGACTGCTAAAAGCAGCGTCTTCAAAGCTTTTGTACCTTCCGGGTTTATGCAAAGGATGTGACTTAGGTATGTATTTTCCATTAACATACATTGCTTGGTCAAACCTTTTTCTCAAAGTAGACGCTCTTTCCCTAGTATGGTTTCCGCTGGAAACACTAGTGCCTGTTTCTGGGTAGTAGTACCACCACTCTCCGTCAACAAACTTGTACCTATCTAAGTTTTTTGCGTAATTTCCCATTGGATTTTCAGGTATCTTGTTCATCAGTGTGTCTCCGCCCACGTTGTTCCAACTTTGTATTCTCCGTCAAGGGGGCATCGGAGGTTGAACTCCACGCCTGCCGCCTTGAGGCATTCGACTGCAAGCCAGCCGTATTTCTCTGCTTGGTCTGCAGCCACCTCCGATTGTACCTCATCATGTATATTCCCGATAAATCTATAATCAATGTTCCACCTCTTTGCGTATTCGTCCAAGATGACTAGGGCCTGTTTCATAACTATAGCTCCTGCCGCTTGGAGTAACGTATTTAGTGCAGCATGTTCAGATCTAACTCGTAACCTTCGACCATCAAGTCCTGTGAGATAGCCTCGCTGAGATGCTCTAGTAACCCGTTCTCGTAGACTTTCAAGAGCAGGTGTATTTCGTAGAAATCGTTGCTTAAGATCTGCGCCGTCTCTTGCGCTTCCTCCAACGATATTTCCAATTTTTGCGTCTCCTGCTCCGTAGAGGAAAGCGTAGATGAAAGTCTTTGCTTGAGGTCTTGTTTCAAGCCCAGCAGCCATTTGGTTTCTTGTATGAATGTCTTCTGTGAGAAGGACATTGGTAAACTCCTTATCGTCCATGTAGTGTGCCAACATTCGTAGCTCAAGGCCACTAGCGTCGAACCCTACTAGCTTCTTCCCTTCCGGTACAGTCCAGCAGGAGCGACACTCATGCCCGTAGGGGCTGTGGCTTGCTGGGACTTGCGCCATGTTGGGACTCTGGTGAGTCATGCGTCCTGTTACTGCTCCATTGCTAATCACACGACCGTGTACTCTGCCGTCCTCCTTAACGGCTTCTAACCATGAATGTACTTGTGCATATCGCTTTTGAAGAGTAAGGTACTCCAAAACTTTTCCTGCCTCAGGGACGTGACTGTTCTCCTTAAGCGTCTTTTCGTCGACAACAGGTTTTCCGCTTGGCGTTTTCTGACTCCAGACCGCACCCTTACTTTTAAGTCGTTCTGCCACTTGTTGTCTGGACCCAACATTGAAAACTGTAACTTTGTCTTTAAGTCTTTTCCCTGTCTTCTCAGAAATCCTTTCTTCGACAATGGGCGGGAACATCTCCTGTAGTTCGGACTCAATGGCATTCATGCCCTCCTTGAATGTTGCACATAGCTCATTAGCCAACTGTTGGTCTAGTAGCCACCCATTACGTTCCTGCTCCTGTACAGCAAACTGCACCTTGTGTTCTAACTCAATACACTCAGGCGAGAAGTCAGCCATGTCTCTCACAAGCTGTTGATGCACTGCTTCTGTGACTTCAACATCACGTATGCAGTAATCAATCATTGCGGTAGACAAACAAGACCAGTCGTCATGGTCACCCTTTGGGAACCCAAGAAGCTCACCCCAGACCTTCAAAGAATGTCCTCCGGGCCTACTTGGGTCGTACAGACGTGACAACACCAGAGTATCGACTATGCGCTCAGGAGCCACAGAAAGCCCCCAGAGACGCTTTAGCACTGGGAGGTCATAACCTATCAGGTTGTGTCCACAAACGCTCACAGAGCCAGCCAGAGCCTCACAGAGGGTACTACGGTTGGTATGTACCTGTGAAACACCGTTTTCCCGTGTTACAACGCACCAGATACGAGTAGGGTCTAAACCGTCCGCCTCAAGATCCAAATAGATCAAAAGTCTGCTCCTATCTCAGGGTTAGCTACTTCTTTCATCCTTCCGGTGCCTCTGTCGTACTGTAGCCAGCAAGCGGGGCCTGTTTCACCAGTGTAACGATTCTTCAGGACTCGAACAGTAGTCGTGTTCCTGATGTCCTCGTTAGCGTTCTGCTGGTCACGCTCCATGCCAATAACAATGTCCGACAGCTGTGCAATCGCTTGACTACCTCGTAGCTCACCTAAGGATATCTGAGCACCGTCCTCGTGTGCTTTACCTTGGGATCGCCTGAGGTGTGACACGAGGAACAGACTAATACCTGTCTCCGCCACCAGAGTCCTCAGCTTGGTCATGATCTCGTCAATGGCCTTCCTTTCGTCCCCTGACTCTTGGGAAGAGACGACGATGGACAGGTGGTCCAGTACGACGTACCTGCAGTCAAGTGCTTTTGCCATGTATCGAACACGGGAGAGGAGGTTATCAGCCGACGTTGACCCCCAATGGTCAAATAGGTAGTAACGTCCTGTGCCCAGTGTGGCCTCCCAAAACGGTCGAAGTTCGTCCACAGGCGTGTCCTCTTCCAAGTGAAGGGGCCTGTTTGCCGCCACCGACATGATACCAAGACTTGTTCGGGCCAGATCCTCCTCAAGCGCCAAGACTCCAATATTGCCTTCGCATCGGCGTAGAAGATCATATTCGATTTCTCTGATAAATTGGGACTTTCCCATACCACTGCCGCTAGTGATCGTGACGAGTTCATACGGTCTATGCCCCCTAGTTATATGGTTCAGTCCTTCCCATGGATAAGGTATTGACTTTACCTGTCGCTTCTCTACCAGCTTGTCCCATGTCTCAGTACCTGCTACAATACCGTCGGGCCTGTAGACCTTCGCATTCCACCAAAGTTGCGTAAAGTCCTTGACCCTGTTAGCCATGAGCATGTCACTAGCGTCCTTCACAGGAAGCTTACATATCTTTAGCTTGTTAGGACTAAAGAGGTCCTTAACTTGCTCCAGAGCCGCATCCCCTGCTTTGTCATTGTCGAAACAAATAACAATGTTTTCGTAGGACTCAAGCCACTCTAGTTGCTCTTTGATCTCTTTGGCGGCATTACTAGCGCCTGACCGCAGAGACACCACGTCGTACTGTTTGTTAAACATCTCGTAGACACTAAGGGCGTCTAACTCCCCTTCGGTGATTGTGATGTACTTATTACCGCTGCACTGCTGCTGTCCAAAGAAACCAGCACCGGACATGTCTCCAGTAGCGTGGAAGCCCTTGGTTTTTACATCACGCACCTTAGCCGCACAGATCTCCCCTGACTCAGTGTTGTAGTAGGGGTAAAAGTGCTTTTGAATCTCCCCTGTACTGGAGTACTCCACAGTGACACCGAAGCGGCCACAGGTTTCCTGAGAGAGTCTACGCTGAGGTATTGCCGCTACTACACCACCCATGTTCAGTGGTTTAGCTTTTGGTAGTTCTTGGGTTGTCATTGGTGTTTCACCATCTCCAAATACATGGTAGTCACAACCAGAGCCAAAGCAGTGTTTGCCTCCGTTGTCGTAAATAGCGAGAGCGTCCGAAGAACCACACTCCGGACAACTCTCGTGTCTCAGAAACTTAGAAGTCTGCGGCATCACCCACAGCCATCTCTGCTTCCTCTAAGACCTTTACTGCTTCAAGGTAGGTTGACACACCGTGTACTGGATGTGCTGGCCCAAGCTTGTACTTCAGGCGTACCTTAGAGTTGTAAGGAATCTCACCACCGTAAGGATTACCTTCAGCATCAAAGCTTTTTACGTCGTACTTGGATTTAAACTTACGTTGTTTAGCGCCTTGGTAGTCCTTGATCTTGACTCCCATTGCGGACAACGCTGAGGCATCGTCTTCAGTCATCGTAATGGTCAATGAGTACTGACCTGTGTCCTGCCCATTAAATACGTCATGCTGGGTTAGGTTGCTGAAGTTTACTACGCCTTCGATTGTTGTTGCTGTCATGGAATAATCTCCGTTATCGTTTCATGATTGCACTATTGCATATCATACTAATAGTATACACTACTCTGGCTTTGGAATCAAACTATATTCACGTACTCCTGATTAATAATTGTCTGCACATGGACGTACCCTTCGGGCCAGTACGTGTAGGACTCTGCGAGTGCCTTGGCTGTCCTGCGTACTGAGTCCTCGAAGTTCTCGTACAAACCCAGTTCGTCCTTACAGTACCAAAAGGGTATACGTAGGACTGGCTCTGCTGGCCCGTGTTGCTCGTAGTACACAACGATCTCAGCGTCATTGCTGATGGGTCCGTCGTTGCCAAAGTACTTCGAGTGGTCGTTCTCTGGTTGTTTCACTGTTCACCCTCCGGTTGCGGTAGTTCATCACTAGCAATAAACAAAATCCTGTCTAGTGTCTGTCTAGACATGACCACGTTGCCCTTGTCGTCAAAGGACAACTCAAGCTGATCCTGTTCAAACACAAAGGGTATACCACCCCAAGGGTCGGCCTTCATGATGTCATTGGTCACTGTACGGGCCTGCGTGTAGCCTAAGCAGTAGATTTGATAATCACCACCATCGACCAAATAAATACTCTTTTCGTCAATCGCCATAACTTAAGTTGCTCCTATGGTTTACTTATGTAGTTTACTACTACTGTTTACTTCTTCAGTATATACCTTAGTAGAGGGTATCATAATCATCATCCAAAGTCAATGACCCATCTGGGTAATACTCCATAACTTCTTGCGTATCTACTCCTGCAGTAGCAGAAGCAGACAAACAAATACCGCAGAGATCAAGAAAATTGCCATGTACGTCCTTCCGTGTTAGTTCAGAGTCTTCTAAAATTCTATTACAAGCTTTACAACGCATCTCGCCAGTGCTCCCCATGTAGTTCAACCATTAGCATTTCAAGGTGTTTGTATGACAGTCCCTTGTACTTTCTCCGGCTGTTTAGTCGGTACATCTCAGTATCAAACTCTACCAAGTGTTCGACCATAGCATGCTCTAAAGGGTCTACAGTAGGGCCTGAGTTGTCCTCCAGCCCGCCACATTCCATTGCGTACTCATCTATTGTCATCGTAAGCTTTCTCCATACGTTTACATAGTTCGTCGATTATCTTCTGCTCTTCTTCTTTCCAAGCTGAGATATCATCTAAGCCAACGTAATCGTCAGCTTCTAGATCATCGTAATACTCATCATGTGCAATTTCCCAAGATTCCCTAGGCATCGCTATCACCTCCCTTGATTAACATCCAAATTGTACCAAGTATACAAAAACCCCACAACAAAAACAAGACTTTAATTTCCATTAATCAAACCTCGCTATCTTCTGGTTTCCTTTATCATCGGTAAGTCCGACGATTGCGTAAGGGTAAACCCAAAGGGTAAACCCAAGCTTTGTAATCTTGGCAATCGGGTCCAAAGGCCCGTCTTCGTCATTGTCCGCTAAGTAACGACCTTTGTTGTCGACTATGGTGCCCTCGAAAGGGTACACAAAACCACCATAGTGATACAAGGAATCCATCTTGTCCGCTACGGACTGTATGGACTGCCCTTCGATGTATAACGACCTCTCGAAGAAATGAGGGATCAGCCCAAGGGCCTCAATTGAGATCCTGTCATCTAACATTTCAACTATCATTGTCTTTTTCCTTTCTGTCAATGTAAATAAATAAGGGCGTAAGTATAACACACGTCCCAAGTAATAACAATACGTCAAACCACGGTTGCCATTGTTCAATCATCGTCTAGGCCACTCGTTTATACCTTCCTCGTACCCTACAGCATGCCCTACTATCCACCCAAAGGCAAAGCACGCCACCATTAACACACTAAACATTATCAATTCCATTATGCCGCCCTCGCTATGACGTCGTTTTGTTTCTTTACCATGCCCTTACCATGGCCAATGTAGCACACTACCGCTACGTCTTTGGACCAGCATGCCCTACAAGGCCCACATTTGCCCTCTCGTGAATAAGCTTCACAAACTAGGGCATCACTAGGGACATTGTCTAACGTCGCTATGGTGGACGTTTG